ACGGAATCGACTAATCATGAAAGTTGGGGGAGTCTTCGGACTCCTCCGCTTTTTACAAAAGGATATAAATATGTACGGAAAAAATAAAAAAGAAAAAATGATGTCTGGTGGTATGGCTAAAAAGAAAATGATGAAAGGTGGTCGTGTTATGTACAAAGATGGTGGAATGGCTAAAGCCAAACCTTGTTAAGATGAAAGTAACAGCACCAAAAGGATACCATTGGATGAAAGATGGTAAAGATTATAAATTAATGAAGCACACCGGTAAGTTTGTTAAACATAAAGGTGCAAGTCTTACTGCTAACTTTGCAATTCAAAAGCAACATAAAAAATAATGGCAACAACATTTCTTACACTAACTAATGATGTTTTAAGAGAACTTAACGAAATTGAATTAACTTCTGCAACTTTTTCAAATGCTAAAGGTATTCAAAACTTTGTTAAAAATTCTATTAACAAATCTATAAATGATATAGCAACAGAAGAACCACAACTTCCTTTCTTTGCAGTTGCAGCTAGTGGAGAAACAGACCCTTTCTATGGTAATGTAACTGTACCAAGTGTAGCAGGAACTAGATGGTACTTGCTAAAGTCTGGTAGTTCTAGTATTACAACTGACTATGCTTCTATAGATTGGGATGATTTTTATTTAACAACAATTGGAGTAAGTGGTGAAACTGCTCCGTATACATCGAGAGGATTAACATTTATTACATTAGACGATTGGACTAGATACTTAAGAGATTCTGAAAATGATGATGATGCAGACACGCAACAATATGGAGAACCTAAATATATTATCCGTAGTCCTGATCATCGTAAGTTTGGATTAAGTCCTATACCTGATAAAGTTTATAATGTGCATTTTTATGCATATGCTGCACCTACAGCCTTATCAGCTTATAGTGATGAAATAGTATTACCTGACCAGTACTCTAATGTAATAACTGCTAAAGCTCGTTATTATGTATGGCAATTTAAAGAAAGCCCGCAACAAGCAGCTTTTGCTATGGATGATTATAAAAAAAGCATGAAACAAATGAAGTCTAATTTAATTAATCCTGCTCCTAAATATGTAGGTGATGATAGGATGTACTTCTAAATATGCCTGCATCTCAACCATATACAGTTGCAGTTAATGGAGGACTAGTAAGTTCTTCTAATGTTATAGATTTACTTAAGACTCCCGGAGTTGCAAAAGATTTAAGAAACTTTGAAGTATCTACAGAGGGTGGATACAGACGTATAAATGGTTATCAAAAGTTTGGTACGACTAATGCAACAAGACCTACAGGTAGCGCAACAAATATACTAGGCACGTTTACTTATGCTGATGGTGTAATTGTTACAGCAAGTACTGGAATCTTTTTTAGTAATGATGGAGCAACTTGGCTAAACATAGGAAGAAGCTCTGTAGATGCAAGCGGAGATAACTTCTCAACCTTTGGAGGACGTAGTACTCTAACTAGAACTGGACAAGGACAATGTCAGTTTACTTTATTTGATGGTGCAACATTTGATTATGGTCAAGTTATTATTGCAGACGGAGCAAACAAGCCTTACATTTTTAGAATGGAAGGTACTGGTGCTTTAGCTAGTAGAACTTTCTTTGCAGAAGAGATTACTGTAACAGGAACTAAGCATGCTAAATATGTCACGACACACGATAAACATTTAATTGTTGCAGGTGTTGAAGATAATTTAAGTACAATATTTTATAGTTCGTTATTAGACCCTACAAGTTTTAGTGGAAGTGGTGCAGGTTCAATAGTTGTTGAAGACCAAATAGAAGGAGTTAGAGGTTTCCGTAATGAGTTATTTATATTCTGTACTAACAGTATATTTAAACTTATAAATATAAATGATTCTACTAACATTGCAATTGTACCAGTTACAAAGAATGTAGGTTGTTTAAGTGGATATAGCATTCAAGAGATTGGTGGTGACTTAATATTTTTAGCACCTGATGGTTTAAGAACAGTTGCAGGTACAGCAAGAATTGGTGACGTTGAGTTAGGTACAGTTAGTAAAGCTATACAACCTTTAGTAACAGGCTTGACAGAAAGCATAAATAGCTATATAATAAGTAGTGTTGTATTAAGAGATAAGTCTCAATATAGATTATTTTATACTGATTCTAGTTTAGAACAAACACAACAAAAAGGAATAATAGGAACATTAAGACCTGATGGGTTTCAATGGTCTGAAACAAGAAGTTTAGAAGTAACTGCAATTGGTTCAGGATTTGATAGCAGTAATGTAGAACAATATTATCATGGAGATACAGAAGGATATGTGTATAAACATGATACAGGAAATAGTTTTGATGGAACAAACATACTTGCACGTTACGAAACACCCAACTATGATTACGGAGATTTAGGAACTTTAAAAACTTTACATTATGTTAGAGTCTCTGCAAGTGCAGAAGGCATTGTAGAACCAGATGTACAAGTTAGATTTGATTACGGAAATACAGATATACCTCAACCCCCAGACTTATTTGATATAGGAGTTATAAATCCTCCTTCAAAGTTTGGTGATGCATTGTTTAATACAAATGTATTTGGTGGTGGAGATAACCCTTTAATAAGAATTCCATTACAAGGGAGTGGAACAAGTAATAATTTTACCATTATAAGTGATGATACAAAAGCACCATATACTATAAATGGTTTTTACGTAGACTATATACCTTCAGGCAGGAGATAATAAATGGCACAAACATATACACGACAGAGTTCGTTTGCAGATGGAGATACAGTTACTGCTGCATTGTTCAATAATGAATACAATCAATTAGTAAATGCATTTGCATACAGTTCAAGTAGTGCTAGTTCTACAGGACACAGACACGATGGTACAGCAGGACAGGGTGGTAACATACACACTATCGGTGACTTAGACTTTTTAAACAAGATTGTCGTAGACGATTCAAACAATAGATGGGGAGTCTTCGTAGAAGTTTCTTCAGCAGCAGTAGAACAAATAAGAATTCAAGATGGAGCTATCGTACCTGTTACAGATAGTGACATAGACTTAGGAACAACTGGTGTAAGATTTAAAGATGCTTACATAGATTCAGTAACTACTACAGGCAATGTAGCTGTAGGTGGTAACTTAACAGTAACAGGAACAACTACCTTTAATGGTGGTACAATTACAATGGGTGATGCAGCTACAGACAACGTAGTCTTTGGAGCTGACGTAGACTCAAACATTATTCCTGACGATGATGATTCATATGACTTAGGAAGTTCTTCACAAGAATGGAGAAACTTATACATCGATGGAACAGCCAACATCGATAGTCTTGTAGCAGACACAGCAGATATAAATGGTGGTACAGTTGATGGTGCAATTATTGGTGGGTCAAGTGCAGCAGCTATAACGGGTACAACTATTACAGGTACTAGCTTTGTTATAGGTTCAGCAGATATAAGTGAGGCAGAACTAGAAACAATTGACGGAGTTACAGCAGGAACTGTTGCAGCTTCTAAAGCTATCGTAGTAGATAGTAACAAAGATTTTACAGGTGCTAGAAACATTACACTTACTGGAGAACTTGATGCAGGTTCATTAGATGTAAGTGGTAATGTAGATGTAGATGGTACACTTGAAACAGATGCACTATCTATCAATGGCACAGCAGTTACTTCAACTGCAGCAGAACTAAACATACTTGACGGAGTTACAAGCACCGCAGCAGAACTAAACATCCTTGATGGTGTAACCAGTACTGCAGCAGAGATTAATATTCTTGATGGAGTTACAAGTACAGCAGCAGAGATTAATGTTCTTGATGGTATTACTTCAACAGTTGCAGAACTCAACATTCTTGATGGTGTTACAGCAAGTGCCACAGACATAAACCTTATAGATGGTATTACGAATGGTACTGTTATTGCTAGTAAAGCTATCATAACAGATTCAAACAAAGACATTAGTGGTGGTAGAAACATAACTATTAGTGGTGAATTAGATGCAGGGTCACTTGACATATCAGGTGATGCAGACATAGACGGAACACTAGAAGCTGATGCGATTACTATAGGTGGTGTTACACTAGCAGAAACAATTAGTGATACTGTTGGAGCTATGGTTAGTTCTAACACAGAGACAAACATTACAGTAACCTATCAAGACTCAGACAATACATTAGACTTTGCCTTTAGTGGTTCAGCAGATACAACAGGTAACGCAGCCACAGCC